GACCAGTATATCCAACTACAAGATTGAGCCGTTTTAATGCGACTAGCTGATAATTTAACTTCCATTTAAAATTTTTAATAATTTTTTGCAATGGGTATTTTTTTTCAGTTGTTCGTATTTGTTGATTTGCTTAATAATATAGTTTTGAAATTTTTCGCTACTCATGCACCATTTATCTTTTCGTTGATACCATTTTGTAAAATTATCAAGATCACCAGTATCACACTCTAACATTTCTCCAAAGTCATTACACAATGGTGGATTAATTCTTATAATAGATAGATCAAAAACTTGTGCTAACTTTGCAACTACCTTAACGGATGCAATTCCTCCTGAATTTATTTCTTTAGTATTATCATTATTCGTTGCAACAATAATTCTTTTTAATTCGAATGTATTAAGATAAGAAATAAGTTTTGAAGAAGCATCTAAACCAAAAGTAACTAAGACATTCTTAAAACCAGCTTCGTGAAGAGCTAGGCAATCTCCAATGCTTTCAACTAAAATAACTTCTCCACTTTTTTCTATAATATCACTCGAAATATGATGCGGATAAACCCAATTCGTTTTACGACCCATATGTTTCCACTTAGGAATGTTATCTCCCTCTACAACGGATCTTCCAGAAAAACCATGTATTTGATTATTTAAATCGTATATTGGAAAAACCATACGTCTATACATTTTACCACCACCAGCATAACCACAATCAAAAGTAGATTGGGTAACTCCAGAAATACCCCTCTTTTCATAGAAAGTTTTCATAGGTAAAAGTTTTTCTAAATATGAAATTGGATAAATTTTTTCCATCTCTATTTTTTCTTCTGGATTTTTTGTTTTTACTTGATGATTTGGAGTGTAGTTTAAATATTGATTTAATATTTTTGGATCATCTGTTTTTAAAGTTTCTTGAACTAAAACATTGAAAGGCTTTGATGCGGAATCAGCGCCAAAATCACGCCAAACTCCAGAGTCTTTATATATAATAACAGAAGTATTAGTTTTTCCATTTCTATAAACTGCACGAGTGCGCCAATGGTTACCGCAGTCCTGCAAATTATATCCTAGTTTTTCTAATGCCTCTCGATATATGTTCATAGATCATCAAAACTTGGAATTTCGTCTGTATTAGAAACAGAAAGATCACCGCCATTATTTCTAAAGTTTACGATATCTCGCAAATCACCACATTCTTTAATATTGAAGTTCCTAAATTCTAAATTAATAAAATTTCTTCTAAGATTATCGTCTACTTGAACTGGCTCTACAGCACCCGCTATGTCTTTGCCTAGATGTCGCGATTTAACATTTACTAACTTGTGTGTGCCAAAGTTAGAACCTTCTTCTGCTACCTCATCATGCGTCTTTTGCCTTAAAATAAACATGTGAGAACAAAATTGAGTAATTCTATCAGAAAGAGATACAATAGATTCATCATCCACTATATTGGCGCTTTGACGGTTGGTTGTTATACCGCTACGATTAGATTGCACGGACGTAATCATAGGCACAACTGGATTACCGTCTTCTAATATATCTTTTTGAATTGTCTTTTTAAATTTATCAACCATTTCTCCTACTAACTGCCACTCATTTTTATTGGACTGCTCAGAAGAAGTTTTGATGTAATCGAAAGAAAATAACATTCTATTACCCCGACCTACTCTTGAGTAATAAAAACGTTTTAAAGTATTTACCATGGAGTCTACATCCATGCCTCCGACGTTGTAATAATAAAACTTTAAATTCTTAACATTTTTCCAAACAGCTCTAACTTTTTTCACAACTTCATCTCCTGCTTGCCTCCACTTACCACTCTCTAACAAATGAGAGGGAACGCCAGAAAGTGATGCACATTGGCGAATAATTAACTCTTCTTTACTCATTTCTCCATTATCAAAATGCAAAACTGGAACATTATATTTTTTAGCTACTTGAGTGGCATAATGCATACAAAATTGAGTTTTACCAACTCCACTTCTAGCAACTATTACAGTAATATTTCCTGGTCTCAAAAGCGAGCCGTAAATATCATTAATTTTTTCATGTGGCCCCATCATACCGAACTCATCAATTGGATTATTGCCACGCTCTTCAATAAATTCTTCCATATCGTCATAAATATTTTTAGGAGCATCATCGCCCACTTCAAAAAGATTTATTTTTGAATTATATATTTCATCAGCGTTTTCAATAATTTTAAAGTAAGAGGCATCTGGAGACATGTTTTTCATAGAACTAGCTATTTTATTAGCTGTTTTGAAAATCTGCCTTCTAACACTAAGTTTCTTTAATTCTTGTATAACAGAATGTATTTTATCTTGAGAATGTATTTTTCTCATTGACAAAGATCTAACATAATCAATTAAAGATATATCTTCTTCAAATTTTATGCCTAGGTCTTTAATTCTTTGCACCAACACGACCTCATCAATATTTTCTCCACGCTCGAAAGATCTTTTTAGGACAACAAAAAGAGTTCGATGAAGCATGGAATTATCTTGAAAATCTGATTCATCTATAAGATGAATAAAATTAAAAAATAACTCTGGTTTCTGTATAAAAGCGGCTAAAACTTGTTTTTCAATTTCAAGACTATGCATATCGTAGTTTGCATAATACCTTATAAATTTAAAATGTCAAGAATCTTCTTCTAGTTCTTCTTGAGTTGCTGGAGCAGACTGCAAATAGTCTTCTATGGATTTTAATAGGCCAGACTCCGTAATTTGTGATTCACAATTTGTATAAATAATTGGAGTTCCATTTTCGTCGCAGTAAGCTATAACAAATCCTTTGTAACATTTTGGGCCACCAGTTAGCTCGTAAAGATCCTGCAACATTTTTTCTGGTAGCTTAAATTTTTTAAATTTATTCTGATCCATATAAATTTATTTACACTAGCCCAATAATTTTGCGAAAAATTCATTAGATAATTCGTCGTCTGGGTAAATTTCTATGAGTTTTATATCGTTAATTTCACAAAATTCTAATTTTTTAGTGTCTCTTCTGATTTGGCGAACAAAATTAGCTCTTGTTTTGTGAAAATGCTTAACAAACTGCAAATGTTGAGCTCCTTGAACCTCTATAGCTATTTTTCTATTATGGTTGTAAAAATCTAATGAAAGTTGTGTCCCAACTATTCTAAATTCTTCATATACAGCGTCGTATTTCCAATACTTGTATAAGTGTTTTTTAACTTCTGCTTGAAATTTACTACGACATTTGCCGTTCCACTTAATTTTGTATCTATGTGGATTTCTAAGAGGTTTTTCCTTGCCGTATAGAGTTTTAAAGTTCACCAATATTAGATTTAAAATAATTTATTAAAAATGCAGATAGGGCTTCATTTTCTTCTACCATTTTAAATAAATTGGCCTCTCCTTGAACTTTTTCTGGTAAATCTTGAACAACATCAGCTACAAGCTCTTTAAACTCTTCGCCAATAGTAATCCAAGCGCCTTTTTTAGTAACAAACTCCCACATATAAAGGAGGTCTATTAACTCTTTTTCTACCCAAACTGACTTGCCACCAGTTCTTCCGTATCTGATGGGATACATAATGGTATTATTAGTCTTTTCATTAGGTGATTTTTTAATCGTAACTTTAGCCCAATGACCAATAATTGGATTAGTCTTAGGGTCTGGCTGCTTCTTCGCTGGGTCTTGTAAAATCATGTCAGATTTAAATCGTGGCTCAAATTCCATAATATAATTAGCAAAGTGAAGCAATGCATTACCACCTGTTGCTGACGTCTGACGTATCGGAGCTTTTGTGTATGGATCTAATTTGATGTCTGCCCTTACTTGACTAATAAAAATGGCCATATGACCCCTTTTTGCAAGGGAAATAGACATTCTTTTCATAAAGTTGGCTGCGATTACTGCCCCACCAGCCACTTTGTTAGAATCATAAAAAGATTTATCAATATCTTGTTGTGATATGAGCCCATCTACAGAATCTAGTATGAAACAATACTTATACTTATCTTCATTTTGCTCAACTAAAGTTTTGATTGCATCAACAACTACCTCGTAAATGTTGCTCTCAAACACGAAGCAAGTGCCAGCAACCCACTCTTTTGCGTCGTATACAAATTTTATACCAGAACGAGCCACCATTTCATTAGATAAACGACCTTCAGCCTTAATATAGAAGCCTTTTGCGTCTTTTTGAGTGTTTAACATGTTTTTCATCACTTCTAAAGCTGCAGAAGTCTTTCCGCCCTCATTCATGCCAACAAATCTATGTAATCCTGGGCCAAAACCTCCGTTTAGGTTTAAATCAAGCTGAAGAGAACCGCTTGATGCTTTATAGTCAATTGACTCTTCGAAGTTATAATGATGTCCTTTTTTGTCTTTTAAGAACTTTTCTAATATTTCTGAATCTTTATCACTCATTTAAATAAATCTTTTGTATTTTTTGGTTTATTATCTGTGTGGATATAATCTTTTCCACTTTTTTCTCCTAAAGGATATTTATCATACTTAGATAAGTCAACTTTAAAGTTAAAATTACGCCATTTTCTGTCCATTGTATCTTTTAGCTCTTTAGATACTAAGTAAGCTAGGCTATCGTATTTCTTAGGAAAAGTAACAATTTCTAAGAAATCTAGAGAATACCTAGATTCTAGGTCTTTAAATATCTTCATTTCCCTAGCCCAAAAGAATCGCTTTTGGGTTTTAGGAACATCAATGAGTCTGCCTATAGTAAGTTGTCGCCTCTTATGTGGCGTTAATTTCTTTGAAGTCATGTTCGCACATTCTGCACACTAATGTTTCAAAGTCAATCTTTTTGCGCCAACCTAATTCTTTTTCTGCTTCAGAAGGATCTCCAAGAAGCAAATCAACTTCTGCTGGGCGATAAAAATTTCGGTTGACTTTCATTAGGGTGATATCAACAGGAACTTCTCCTCTCAGTTTATAAACTTCATCAACACCTTCACCAGACCAATATCCTTGGATGCCAGCATTATGAAAAGCGAGTTCTACAAATTCTCTAACACTGTGAGTTTCTCCAGAAGCAAGCAGATAATCTTTTGGCTTATCTTGATTAAGCATCAACCAAACGGCTTCAACAAAATCTTCCGCATGACTCCAGTCTCTCTTAGCATCAACATTACCAAGCTCAAGTGGTTTGAAGTCTGTATCGCCAAGTTGTAGAGATTTGGCGATTCGTGCTACATTTTTTGTGATTTTTCTAGTTACAAATTCTTCGCCACGGCGCTCTGATTCGTGATTAAAAAGATAACCTTGAACCGCAAATAAGTTATAAGAATCTCGCCAGACCTTTACAATTTGTCTTGCGGCAACTTTAGACGCTCCATAAGGGCTTCTGGGTCTTGGTGGATGTTTTAGATCTTGTGGGCTATACATGACGTCACCAAACTCCTCTGAAGACCCTGCATTATAATAACGACAATTTGGACAAATTTTACGAATCGCTTCAAGCTGTCGCATAATGCCAAGAGTGTTTGTATCAAAATGATTAACTGGCATATGCCAACTGTTGCCAACAAAAGAGTTTGCGGCAAAATTTATAAAATAATCTGGTTTAATTTCTTGAATAGTGGTAAAAATGCTGTGCTCATCGCCTAAATCCATCTCAATAAGTTCAAAGTTGGGATCTTTGATATGCTCAATATTTTTATGATTTGGGACGCTAAGTCTACGTATCGCTCCGTACACTTTAATATTTGTAAATTTAAGAAGAAAGTCCGCCATATAAGAACCGACTTGGCCTGTTACCCCTGTTACTATTGCTTTTTTCATAAAATATAATCCGAACAAACTGCGAAGCAGTTATATTTTTTTTCTCTCCAGTCTGAGCTATTATCAACTATTATTGATTTTTTTCCAACATTTTTTTCTGGAAAAGTCCAAATATATCCTTTAGAAGTCAAAGTAAAATCATCATTTTGATGCCAAAAATAATTAGTTTTGGAAGGAATTTGTTCAAGTGCTTCTAAATTTTTACAGTGAATCCATAGCCCTTTTTGTTGTAGAAAACTTCTTTTAACTTCATAAACTGGTTCATCGTGACCAAGATAATATTTATTATTTACAAACCAAAAATCTATTTCACAATCATGCCCCATATGCAAAACTGATTCAACTTGATTTGGATCGTTTTCGTACTTTGATTTTCCAAGTAAATTACCTCTATGCGATATTAATTTCATTAAGACCTACTCCTCCATAATATTCATATTTATTTTGTCCCCAATAACCCTGATTAAATTCATAGCTTTTCCAACCTAAATTTTGTGGAGTTATGTAAACCACTTTTTCTTTAAAATCTTTTGGCATATTTACAAAAAGATTTGTCAATCCGTTTGTAGTATAATCCCATTCTTTAGCTGTCCACCAATCTAATAAATAATTAGTTTTGCCGTACATAAATAAATCTCCGATGATACCTTTATTTAAGTCTGTTTGCTCTGTAACAACTAACTTTTGATTAAAAATATCTGTGTTTTCTATATAGTCACACGATCTATTTTTCAATGTGTACTCGCATCCTGCAGATTTGCACATTTCAAAGCCTTTTATGCAAAAATATGGATGGCCTCTTCCAAGCTCGTCTTCTTTAATTTCTTTTAGCCAGAAAACTTGGTTTAATTTATTCTGTAAATCTTTGGGCGGTTCCTCACCATGGCCACATAAAACAATATAAAAATTTTTATTTAATTTTTTATATTTTTCTACACTATTATAAACCCAATCAAATTTATATTCTTCATTCGGTCTTACAAATATATGAGATAAAACCAAGCCAATCATTTCAAAATGTATAATTAAACAATTCTAAATCTTTTTTATAAAAATCTGTAACTATTCTAGTCATAGAATCATTGTAGTGAGCATGATATGATTCATTTGGGCGACTAGATTCTCTATGTAACGATAAACCTTTAAACTCAATTCCAATTTTTTTAAAACACTTGGAAACTTCTTCTAAATTTTCATATTTAATAACTTTATCAACAAAAAGTTTATCATTAACATGAGTAAAGTTATGTTGTGGTATAAAATGAACATCATTAGAAAAATTTTTTACAAACTCATTAAGTACAAACTTGTCAAAATCAACACTAATTAGACCTCTTTGAAATCTAAAATCTTTATAAGCAGAAAATAACCTAGCAAATGGATTTCTAACAACGCAAAATTTAAAATAATTTTTATAATTTGAGTTTTCTTTTAAAATATCTTCAACTTTTTTATGGTGTAAGTCGGGTGGAGGATCAAGTCTTTCGTTGCCTTGTAAACCATAATAATCTTTTAAATAAATATGTATAGATGTACCCGCCGTTTTAGGCACATGCAAAAAAATAAATTTTTTATCATCACAAATAAACATTAAGAAATCACTTATTTTAACTTGCCATACTTTTTTAAGCAGTATCTTTCCCAATCAAACTGATTGGTAAAAGTTATATCATTATGATTCCATCTAGCTACAAATCTTCCAAATTTGTTTATATCGTAATGTTTAATGTTTTTAAGAAAAAATTCCTGCTCTTCACTTTTTGAATACGTAACAAATTCTTTATTAATTTCTCTGCAAATTGCCCTAGCTAAAATGGCCTCTGCACAGTTGCCTTTAGTAGTTTCACAAAGCGTTGGGTCTTTAGGTATTGAATAACTTTCACCTCTTCTATTGTCTACTGTCTTTTTTTGCGAGTACATATGAAAAATATTATCAACAGCATTACGAAGGATGCGTGTTCTACCTATAAACATATGATCTCCCATATGGAGCTGTTCTTCAGGTTTATAAAATATATTGCCACAAAGAACTTTATTAGATTCTTCAAGAAACTCATCAATAAAGTCATCTGTAATTTCAAAACCTTCATCTGTTCTAACTTTTAAGGTATATAAAGACTTTACATGTTTTAAAACGGACCACATGCTATATAAAGCCCAAATAAAAGTAGAGTTATGATAAAAGAAGTTTTCCTCTAAATCATTCTCAAACCATTGATCTATAAATTCACCATCATGAGGATTACCGTATATTTGTAAATTTTCAAAATTTTCATCTAATTGTTCTATACCCTTGAGATTATTCTTGTAACAAGAAATGTAAACTTTACCAAATTTTTGATAATGTTCTATATAATCAAGGCATGGACTATTTTTATAAATAGGTCCTTGAACTATTATACTGAGTCCTGCTACTTTCATTTACTCATTCTGGTCATATGTCTACCACCATCAAAAGAAGAATTAATTAAAGTTTGTATAATTTTTTCTAAAGATTCTATCGTAGTATATTTTGAAGGTATACTAAAAAAATTAGCACAGTTATGTCTGCGAGCCATTTCTGCTGTGTATTCATCAAATATTAAAGCGGCACGAATATTATCGTTATGATTTGCTGCTATATTAACTCCTTGACCAGTTCTGCAAAAACCTAAAGCAAAATCACAGACTTTGTTATTTATAGATTCTATGGCCTGATTAACATAGCCATTATAATCCGTGTCTTTTTCAACGTGACATCCAAAGTCTACAAATTCTATATTTAAAGATTTTAATATTTTTTTAACTTTTTCTTTTGTTTTATAGCCAGAATGGTCGCAACATAAACCAATTGGTCTTTCTCCAAATCTATAAGCAACTTTATCTACAAAAAATTCTAGTTCTTCTGGAGTTCCCAAAACATGCATTTTTTGAACTGGATAAATTCCAACTTTATAACCATCTCTGATTAACAAATTATACATGGGGCAAATGTAAAACTCATCTTTTGTTCGAATGTCTTTATTTACTAGTTCCTCTGCATATTTTACAAAGATAGAACCTTGTTTATAGTAGTAAACACCTACTGCGGCATCTGAACTAATAACTTGTTTCTCTGCTGTTTTTGTGACGTAACCATTTTCATCTGTTTGCGCATAACTGTGAGCAGGACTATTTGCTTTGAAAGTTAAAAGTGCCCCATCCAGATTCTCCGAAACGGTGGAGGGGTCAAATGTAGATTGAAAATAAACATCTGGAGTATAAATAAATAAAGGCAAATCGTTGTCTATATATTTTTTCGCAAGTAAACAAGTAGAAACTGAACCATCGGTGTCGTGATCTACAATGACTATTTTAACATTTTCTCCAAATTTTCTTTTAAGTATTGTATCAATTGAATAGTTATGAATATGCTCTAGTCTAACTGCAAAAATTAAATTACAATCTGTATGATCTATAGATTCCATTGCCCAATCAATAACCTGTTTTGTTTTGGCCATTATTAATGGTTTAGGCATGTCATAGCCTTGATCTGAAAACCTTTGGGCTTTTCCAGCTATTGGTAAAAGTATATTATATTTCATTAATTTTTATTAAATTTTCAGTTGTTTCGAAACAAGATTTTTCGATAGCTGCTTCAATGCCTAGATTATAATAATATAACAAAAATATTCCACAAAAAATATCACCTGCGCCATTTACATATAGATTTTTTACTTTTTTTGATGAAAAAGAATATTTAATTTTATTATTAATTATACATTCACAGCCCAATGGATCGTGTAAAATAATTGGGGTATTTGTATTTAAATTTTTGTAAATTGATTTTCTTTCTCTAGAATCAAAAACTAAACTGCACTTATCCATAATTCTTGAATACTTTTCTCTATTTTCTGTATTGCAAAAATCAACACTAGTTGGACATTCAAATGTTATATTACGTTTGTGCTCTATATCGTCTAAGTAAGATACATGCAACCAATCAAGTTTTGAATAATTTATTTTAGAGTAATTATCGGATATAATTTGATCTAAAATAGATGTTCTTGTAGAAGTTTTTTTATCATTAATAATTTTGACAGTTCTACAACCATCTTCAAAAAAATATAGTTTTAATTTATTATTATTAATTTTTTTAAAATTATATATTCCGCCTTCATTGTATGAAATTTTTTTTGCAAAATTAGTTTCAGACAATCTAAAATCATCAAAGTAATACATTTCGTCCATGTATTTTTTTCCATAAAGACCTAATTTAAAATTTTTGTTTTTCATCTAATTTTAAAAATTTATTCATATCAAGTTTATCAATAAAAATTTCTTGAAGATGATCAAAAAGCTCCATAATGACGTTATCACCGCCTTTGCTATTTAAAATCAATTCAGAGCAATCTTTTACCTCTTGACAAGCATCTGAGGGACAAACTGGGTAACCAACAATTTTTAATAAACTAACATCAAATATATCATCACCAATATACAACATTTCTTCCGATGAGCATTTATATTTTTGTTTAAATTCATCAACAAAAGAAGCTTTATCTAAATTTTTTGATAGATAAAAATCTATGTTTCTGTTTTGTGCCATAGATAGGTTAACAGAAGAATCTCCAGAAAGAAAACAAACACTAACTCCACAAGCCATAAGTTTTTTTATAGCTGTAAAATCTTTATCGCAATATCTTTTATAGTGACACAATCCATCTTGCCCATAAATTTTTGAACCATCTGTTAAAACGCCATCTATGTCTAAAATAACTAATTTTATTTTCATACAAAACCTCTAATATTTTTATCTATATTATATTCTTTATAAAGTAAATCAAGTTCTTTTTTATATTCAGAATAGTTCCATTTACCTTTGACTATTGCGGTAGCTACGTATGGATAAACATTGGAATCACAGTGATACTGTCCGCGCTGAGTTTCTCCCCCATAGTAGTAAAGATTTTTTAAATTCATGAGAATCGACATAGAGTGAGCTTTTGGTTCAAACTCATGTATTTTATCAATTTCACAATTTTGGTATAATTTTTTTATAGATTTTATTTTTTGTAAACTTGGTTGGACAGAAAAATATAAACCCCCAACTTTAGATAAGTGAAACAAGTTATTATGGTTTTTGTATCTTTGCATAGGTAAATGAAGATCGCCACCTTTAATTAATTTAACATAATCAATAGAGTCTTTTTCCATTAAATCTATTGTTTTACTTATAAAATCTATATTAGGACGATTGTATAGTGGCATGTCTTCGTGATGAAAAATACAATAGTTTTCTTTAATTTTAGACATGCAAGTAGCTACTCTTTTATTATATGAATCTTCATTTTTGTATTTAATAAGTTGCCAGCCATCTGGAACCTCGCCACTATCAGAAAATACATATCTTTTGATTGATTTGTTGAAATACTTATCTACTTGACCAAAAAATATTTGCCAAATATCACTGTAACTACTGTGAGAATACATGACTATGCAGTATTTATTCATGTAATATCTACTAATTCTAAAGGTATTTTATTTTTATGAATATGCCATTTATAAAGCTTATGATTGTCTATGCACATATGCCTAGGCCAAACTAAAAGATTTTTGCTTTTTTCTTTTTTTAACATTTCATTACTAAATTCGTCATTTGAATTGCTTTCTATCCAACCATTTAAACATGATTTTATGTAATCGCTATCTTTTTTATAATATTCAAAAATTTCAGAATATAAGTCACTGATAGATGTTATATTTGAACTATTTGAGTAAAACCAATGGTCTGGAATTCCATGATTAAACTGATCCCAAAATGCGCAGTGCAATTTGCTCATGTCAGAATTTTTTAAAAAATTAAAATTTGTTGCATAATACTTTTGAGGACAATGTTTGCCCCTTTGTCCTAAATCAAACCTAGCTAAAATTGTGCAATCATATTCAAAACGATTTTCTTTTTCAAATGCGTCTTTGATACCAACGGCTTGTTTTCGTGAGTATAAGAAACTTAAAGTTCTTTCAATTGTATTATTTTTTAAATCTCCTAAAGATAATCTATTTATATCTTCATCAAACCACTCTTGATTTTTACATAAATCATTTTCGGAAAAATCAATCTGTTTTTCGAAGACGACATCAACTGTTTTATTGCCATAAAATTTTTCATATTCTCTTTTGTTCTCCACGTCCCAACTATGAGTAAATATATCAACGTCGTTATCTTGTAGGATTTTTTGATTAATGTAGGAATAAGCATCATAAAAAGCTTTCATGCCTTGAGCATTTTTCATATAACCATGTAAACATAAAGCTATTCTCATATTATTTTTTTATAAATTCAAATGTGGTTAAGTCTCTGTAAGGAGGGTTTTCAATTAAGTCTGGACAATTTTTAGGGTGATCGATTAAAAGCGTTAAACCTCTAGCAGCTTGCTCTGGAGTCATATACATATTATATCCAAAATTTTCAATTTGATCAGTATGATATGGAATACCTATTGATCTTCCTTCGTATCTTAGTTTTTTTATTTTATCTACGGCTTTAATATCGTCAGTTAATATCATGCCACCTTTACCAATTTTTAAATGTTTCTTGTGATGAAAAGAAAGACACATATAGCTTCCTGGTATGTACATATTTGAAGTTAATCTTTTAGCCGAATCGTATATTGGTGTTGGCTTAAGTTGATATATACCTTGCCAATCTAAATCTTCAAATTCTAATTTTGCACCAGCCTGTAAAATTGATTGAGGGACAGAAACGTATGTGTGTTTTGGTATTGTAATTTTTTCATCTTTTACGTCTAAATATTTACAAGCTAAAAAAATAGCATCTGTGCAACTATCAGTGGCTATGCCATATGGCGCTCCAGCGTATTCTGCAACAGATTCCTCAAACCACTCGACTATTTCAAAGGGATTTCTCATTGATGCAATATATAAAGTTTTTTCTTAAAACCACAGGACTCAAAAAGACGTATGCTTCTCTCATTGTCAATGTAAATTTTAGCTATAGAATTTGGAAATTTTTTTTGTATTTTTTTTAAAAGTTTTTTGCCTACACCAAGACCTTTAAAATCTGGATCAACGCCAATTCTAATATCATTATCCACGACCCCAACGAATCCAATAACATCGTTGTCATTGATAGTTGCTACGTAGTAATTTTTACAGTGTTCTTCCATAAATAATTTGTGATTTTCTTTGTTTATATAAGAAGAATCTAAAAAACAATCTCTAGAAGCGTTTCTAATTGTTCTAATTTTTTCCCAAAAAGTTTCTGAACATTTTTGTATTGTTAATTCCATAAATCTATCTCTTGCTGTATTGGGTTTGTGGGATTAGACCAGTATGTATTTAAATATGTTCTAGTCCCCTTCCATCCTTCTAGTTTTAGATATGGGCCTAATGACGAACCTATATCCATATATTGATTGTTTTCGTAATCTTTATACAGTTCATATATAAGAAAATTACTTAAAGACGAAGCAGCAAAAAGAAATAAATAATTACTTATATTATTTTTCTCTACCCAGTCTTTCATTTCGTCTATTAGGTTAAAATTATTTACTATACAGTTAGTTCCTATAGAAAAATGTTTTTCTATTTCAAAAGGCAGCCCACTTATATCTGAATTTTCATTACTAACTAAAACTACTTTTTTTGTTTTAAACACTGGTATCATTTCAGATATGTACAACTTATAATTATCATTGATTAAAACATTACTAAAACTCAAATCTGAGTAATCAGAACTTTCATGTAAGTCTATACAAAACTGCCAAGATTGATTATTATCAAAACTATTTTGTCCTGGTATTCCTTTTATGTAATTTTTCTTTTTATATTTGAAAGACTGTATTAGTTTTTTGTGAACATGAGAATCTCTCTCAGGCACAAACTCTTTTCTTTCTTCATCTGGATATGTATTGTGTGGTACCATGTATGGATTTTCTCCGTAGAGGTCGCCTTGAACAAAAAAACCATCTCCTAAAACTAATTTTTTGTTTCTTAGAATTGTGATTTCTCCATCAGAAAATCTAGAAAAAGCAAAAGGTGTTTGGGTTTTTACTAAATCTAATATCTTATAAAATTCTTCTTTATAGTTCTTCATGCCAATTATATATTCCTTTGGGATGATCTGGTTTCCAACCTAAATTAATTAATTTTTGATTATCTATAGAATATCTAACGTCTTGACCCCAACGATTATCTACATATTGCACGTAATTTTCGGTTTTGCCAAACCAATCTAAAACGGTTCTAACAACGTCTATATTTTTAATGTAATTTTTAACACCAATATTAAAACATTCATTTGTTGTTTTGCTTTCTAATATATGCATGATTGCTTTAACATTGTCTTTAACATATACCCAATCCCTGATGTATGACCCATCTCCATGAACAGGCACTTTTTTATTATTTTTTACGCAATCTATAACCTTTGGTATCAGTTTTTCTTCGAATTGTCTTGGGCCATAATTATTAGAGCTTCTTGTAATAATATAATTTATTTCATAAGTTCTGCTATAAGATTGAACTAGCATTTCGGCACAAGCTTTAGAGGCAGAATATGGATTACTTGGTGATAATTTATCATACTCGAAAAATGAGCCAACTTCTCTATCTCCATAGACCTCATCGGTGCTAATATGAAAAAATAAAGGTCTCGAATATTTTGGTTTACCTCTGATTAATTCTAACAAATTCCAAACCCCTAAAACGCTACTTTGTATAAATGGGTATGAGTCATTAATTGAGTTATCAACATGACTTTCGGCAGCAAAATTCATTACAACATCACAAGAAGGCAAATTTTTTAATTCGCTTATATCCTTTTTAATTAATTTATAATTTTTGTGATTATCAAATGGAAGCTTTTCTTGAGAAGCGTAACCCATTTTATCGATATCAATTATCTCGTAACCTAAATCCAAGGCTAGTTCTACAAAATGACTACCTATAAAACCTCTACCGCCTGTTACTACTAATTTCATTTATAATTTTTGCTATTTTGATGGATGATTCGCCATCTCCGTATGGACAATCTTCGTTTATTTTATAATTGTCAAATAAAAAGTTAAATGTATCAAAAAGACGATCGGGAGATTTACACATGTGCAAATGACCTGTTTCTATGGCCTCTGGTCTCTCTGTAGTTTTTCTGCAAACTATAACTTTTTTATTAAAAAAAGAACCTTCTTCTTGTAATCCGCCGCTATCTGAAATGACAACTTTACATTTGACCAAAATTTTTAAAAGTTCTTCATGTGATAATGGATCAACGACTTTAATATTCTTTAAAATATTTTTATGTTTTTGAACATTTGGATTTGGATGTAAAGGTAAAATAAATTCTACATTATTGTGAAATTCAGCTAATTTATTTAACTGATCAAACCACGCTGGTAATAAATTATGATTTTCTCTTCTGTGTAAAGTAATTAAAACTTTATCTTTGTACTCGCAGTTTTTTTTATATTTTAATAAATTATCTAAAACAGTGTTTCCTACAACATATGTTAATCCATTTGATTGTTCTTTTACTAAATTTTGTTCTGAAAGTTTAGTAGGGCAAAAATTTATATCTGATATTCGAGATATCATTTGTCTGTATCCTTCTTCTGGATATGGATGATTTAAATCATAACTTCTAAGACCAGCTTCAAGATAATATATTTTTTTGCCTCTATGGAAAGCAGCTAAAGCGCAAGCAAATGCTGAAGCGGTATCGCCTTGAACAAAAACAGAATTAAAATCTTCATCTGGAAACTGAGTTAAGCAATCTGAGATCAGCTGATCTAATCTATTAGACGATTCGTTAATTTTTATTTTAAAATCAACCTCTATGTCTTTTAACAGATCTTCATGCTGACCTGTAAATAAAAGTTTGTAATTAGGTATTTCTTTAATCAAGGGTTTTACTTTTAACCATTCTGGTCTAGTTCCAAAACACAATAATGTTGTATTCATAAATTTAATAATTTAAAACCTTTGTTATAATAATGGCTCAGGGATTTACCAAAATCAATTCCATTAGAATTGACAGATATCGCATTATTGTCAACTCCATAATTCATGGCGGTCTGAGGATTACTCCCCCATAATTCTAAATCATCTTTGGGGTGAGGAGGTACATATGTGTTTAAATTTAAATACTTTTGTATTGTATAAGAAAAATGAACATCTTCTCCACATATATAATTTAAAGGAGTATTAGTTTCTCTCCAAAAAGCTCCAAGCAAATCTCTATGAAAAAACCAAGCGTGTCCAACTATATCTGTCCTTTTTGTTTCTTCATTTGGGTTTGGCCAACCAAATCTTTGAAAATTTTTATAATTTATATCATTGAATATAACACCAACTGTTCCATATAAACCATTCTCTTTTTCTATGCAACTGATACAGTTTTCACTCCATTTTTTGCCAGGAATTGTATCATCATCAAGAACACAAATATAATCGGATTTAGAATTTAAAGCAAAGGCAAATCTTGCCCATACGCCATAGTTATAATTGTTTTCTGAAATTTTTGTACAATCAGAATCGCCAGACAAATGAAAATTTAAATCTTCTTTTTCTGGTTTATTTCTCCAAATTAATACTTCGTTAGTTTTTACTGTTTGATTAGAAACAGCCTCGTATTGCTGTTTTATTGTATGTGGTCTTTGCCAAGTATTTAAAATATAACTAACTGTTTTCATGACATTATATCAGATAATGTTTTAATATCAAAATTTTTCCAAATATGATTATAAAGAGATTCGCTTAATTTTAAATTTTTAAATTCTCTCCAATCATCGATCACTAATATTGGAATATCCATATCTCTAAATTTTCTAGCAAAAAAAGAATCTGTAACAATTGGTATAGATTTTAAATAAATAGATTCCCATGTCTTGTGACAGTCTTTTCCGTTACCATCTGGAGATATTGTAAAATAAGACTTAGAGATTTTTCTTAAGTAATTCTCTTGTGTGTTAATTACAAAATTATCGTGATCAGAAATAGATGCTGCGTTTGGATAAGATTCTGGACACTCTAACCCAATTTGATTATAACAATAACGCCTTTCCTCTGGATTGGTAGAGATATTAAAGTTGGCATAAAATAAATTATCTTTTTTATTATTTTCTTTAATAATTTTTTTAAATCTATTCTGGTTGCCGTGTGACCATTTTGGATTAGCTATACCTATTGGTATAGGAGAAACTTTTGGATGTTCATAAAGAAGATTTTGAGTATACCAATGTTTTATATTTGGCAAAAATTCTAAAACAGCCTCTATGTTTGTTTTATCAAAATTTATATCTGAGTTGTGAGTTACAAGAGTAAATTCATTTTCGTCACAAAATTTTGTGCCTTTGAGCATTTGTAAAAATTCTGGTTTACAAAAAACATAATCATTTTCTACATTAGTATTTTGCTTATAAGTAAACAATGGAGTTCTAGCATCAGAATAATCCGTGAATTGATGCCTACACAAAGATTTATAATATGACCCACAAATTAGCATATCTTACTCCAAAATATATCTGCGGCATTTTTGCAGCGTTTTTTAAATTCATCGTATCCAACATCTTTAAACTCAAGATAAGAACCTATCTTGTTTGGACTACCTATAATTTCTTTGCATCCACAAATCAAACCCTCTGCAATCATTCTGCAAAAGGGTTCATTTACTATCGGGTTATGAAAAATAGAATTACATTTTCTAAAAACTTCTGAAATTTCTTTTTGTGTTTTTGCTCCAAGATACTCTATGTTTTCACAATTTTGACAAAAATTATTCAAAGATTTTATTGCATGTTCATCACCCCAACCAAATATTGAAATTTTTCTTTCTTTATTAAGTTTTGAAAAATTAATCAAATGTTCGACCCCCTTTAATGGGTGAATAAAACCGCAATAAACTACATCATACTCTTTTTTTGTTTCTTCTTTATAAAAAATTTCTGTATCAATTGGGTCATAAACTATCTCTACATTATTAAAGTAATCGCCATAAAGTTTTCTAAAAAAATCAACATGAAAAGATGAAAGGAAAAAATTCTTTTTAGAATGTTCAAAGAGTTTTTTTCTCAAATCCGAACTCAAATAAGAACAGGAATCGTGTTCTACTCTAATATGGTTTTGTTTATTAAAAATAAAATCAATTTTTTCTGGATTATTTTTGCTTATATACTCTAAGTTCGAGCTTATTATAAGATCGAAGTGTTCATAAAAATCCATTGGAGAACTGTCGTAATTATGAAGCTTGATATCGTGACCTAGTTCAATGCCCTTTTTTATTAGTAGGTCATTACTCTGTTGAGCTCCTCCAGGGCTATGATTTAAGCCAAAATCACTTATAAACAATATTTTCATTACTTGTTATTATAATAACAAGATGAAAAAAATCAATCCATATCTTCTACCACTTCAGCATTGGCTAAGGAAGGATCTATTTTTAATAAACTAGCATCTGATTCAAGTTCTGCTTGCACTTTTTTACCAGCTTCCCATTGTCTGCATGACCAATATCTTGCTTTATATTTTGGGCCTGGGTTCGTATCGCATTGATGTCTAGCTCTAAAAGATTTTCTGCGAGCTGGATCATCTCTTTTGATTTCCATATTAGGGTCTCCAAAAGTTACTTTGACAACATTGCCCTTTTCATTTTTAACATAAACTCCAAACTTCTTTTTTGAACCGCTTGGTAATCTAAATGGTTTATTTAAAGTTTTTTTTTTGATGCTTCTGATTCATCTACAAAAACATCTTCAGCTTCCACTATTTCTATAGGAGTAGCCCCAACAGATAACAAATCTATTTTAGCCAACGCAAACTCTACAATTGAAATATCTTTAGCCTCTGAAAAGTCTCCAGGGCTCCATTCATTATGAATATCAGGAAGGTTTAAAATTTCTTCTTCTGAACCTCTAGCTATATCTGAATCAGCTTTGCGATAAGAGTCTTTAACTTTACCGCCACGCATCATTTTTAAAAACATATTAACTCTGGCCATTGCCCAGGAAGCTCTTGATTGACCTGGTCTATGTGTTCCAGAAAAAGCTCCAGCGCCTCTTCTGTAAACCTTTTTAAGCATACCCAAAGTAACTTTTCTGCCAGATTTAGAATTATGTTCTTTTACTTTGTTTTTTAAAGACGTTGTAACTTTTTCACTAAAGGTAATTTTAGCCTTAGATTCTTTAACTAACTCTTTGTCATCTTTTCTTTCTAGAATTTTTTTTGATTTTTCTTTGGAGTCTGGGGACGTGCCAGCTGAGCCTGGCTCGTTCTTTGATGAGCCTTTTTTGCGCTCTTCTGGTTTAGATGGGGTTTGTGCGCCACTTTTGGGGCCAGGTCTCCCTGCTATAATTTGTTCTGAAAAATCAAGTTCCATGTTATATGTTACACTTTTTTTAAAAAAATTTAACCCCAAAATTTATAGACTAATAAAGCTGTTAACGCTGTAAGTAAACCGCTTACTACAAGCCAAGCAATTTTATTAAATCCAGTAGTAAACGCTTTTGTTTCGGTGACGCTTCTTTCCATTTCCATCATTCTAGTATTCATATCCTCTACTTTTTTAAATAAAACATCTGTTAAAGTCCTAAGTTGAATAAGTTTTTCCTCAGCTCTAGCTATTGCTATTATAGCCTCTGATAGCTTATCTACCTTTTCTTCTATTCTTGAGAGTCTGTCTTCTTGATCAGTCATTAGATAAATATTGTTTACACAAAAAATTTATTAATTATAATGATATTTTTATAATACCTGAATCATTATATAATCTTCCAGCTACTCCTGGGTCTGATGTTGGTAAATTTGTAAAATCTACTTGTGAACCATTTACTTGAAGATTACCGCTTATACCAACACTGCTACCACTAACTACTAAAGCATTGGTGCCAAACTCACCAATAGTAATTTTATCAAAACCAGAGGTACTTTCTACCTCTATTATTGGTAAACCAGCAGCATCGTTGACGCTAAATATTGTGCCTGTAACTTCGTCGGTTACGCTAAATAAACGTCCATTTGAACCATCAACGCTAAATCTATCAAGATAATTAATTCCGCTGGCAGAGCTATTAATCTCAAGACCCGCAAATCCATTATATTTAATTGCAACTCCCGAAGCGTTTCCAGTCAGAACAGGAACAGTAGCATTGCCTGCTGTATTGCCGTCAAAAAATATACCAGATTCTGGCACTGTAAGTATGTTTGCCATTATATTAAATTACACTTGTTTAAAGATTAAATTTAGATTTTGTTGCTTTGAAGTTTTGAAGTATTTCTTTTTGAGATAATTCTTTATTATAAATAAGCATGTTAGCTATCTTAGCCCCAAAATAAGTAGATCCTCCTCTAAAAAATTCATCAAAATTTATATCATCTCCACCAGTCCATCCGTCTGAAGTATTCGATAAAACTTTTGCTTCGCCATTTACACTAGTAAAACTATATCC